CCAGTACCATCTATAAAATTTCCAAATTCATTGTAAGTCCCATTTGTGTCAGTTGCCGCATAAAAGAAATCAACATAGGCTACGTTGTTTCCATCGGTTGTGTGAGAAGAATAAATTTTTCTATAAACTTCTGTGCCGAGTTGCGTGTCGGAGTTTGCAACCGCTGTGGAAGAGGAACCCAATGCACCATAATTTATTTGACCAGAGTATGTAACATCCCCTGCTAAAAGACGTGCTAGCACATTTCTACCAACTGTCACAATTATGTTGTGCGCACATAGGTGCTGTTGCACGATACCCACCGACTTTAATGTTTCTAAAATTTTACTGTCTTTACTTCTAACGTATTGACGAAGTAAAGCAACTTCCTCAGAGTCTTCTGTAACATGGGCAGGTAGATTAAAGAAATCAAAGTTTCCAACAATCGACATTTCCTCACGTATTGCACCAAAAATTTTTTTAATTTTTTCTAACATAAATTTATTATATTACATCTACTACAAAAGTATAGCAGATAATCTGTCCATTGTAATAACTCTTTTAGGGTCAGATAGTGGAGATGGTACCCAAGGACCTAATACCCATAATGGAGCTACCCCTGCTCCGATAGGGTCTTTACTGATAGTTTCAGAAATGGATATAGTTGTTGCGTCTGTATGGTCTGGGGAAGAGTGATAGGTTATATTTTCTACTATATTGACAGTTTCCAAAATAACTTTTATAACTTCGTTCTTTTCATTTGGATTTAGTGTAGTAGTATCAAGTTGCAAAATAGACTGCAACATTTCAATAAGGGTATATTCCCGACTTGTTACCAATTCCACGTGGTATTGAAAAGTGTCGTGTAAACGCATTGAGTATGTAACGGACCGGATAATGAAGTCTGTATTTATTCCACGCCTAGACGAGTTTATATTTATCACTTGACCTGTTCTAAGCCCTGCGGTGTAAGTGTCAAATGATGCAGTAATTTTTGGATCCTTGTATTGTGCCAGTTCGCCTATCGCGCGTGTACGAGCAACGTTTAAGTCAATGATACTTGAGTCCTGTATAATTTTTTCACGTGTCCCATACAAACCGATAGAAGTTGGATCAGATGCAACCGCCAAAACAGGTATCAAAGGAATACCAGAAAAAGCGATAGTGTTACCATCGGTTAGAGCGGTGTAAACCTGTATTGACTGGTCTTCGGCTTTGTATAAAACATCCTTTGTTGTAAAGTCGTCAGTTCCATAAATACCGATAGTTTTTCCAACTCCGTTTATAGAAATTATCATTGTTGAAAAAACAAACGTATATGGTAACACCCACGATTTAGTAACTGAACCTTTTACTGTAATTGTATCTGAGTAAGTCGGTGCTTGGTAATTTCCACCACGCACTTTCACGCTGTTTGCTATCTGGGACCCATCAGAAGAGGTTATTAAACTTGGAGCCACATAGTTACCACTCGAGTCGGTTATGTTGAAAGGAGCAGGGGTATTGTATTTTGGAAAGAAGTGGATGTCTTTTGAAGCGTCAACATAAAAGTTATATTTCATTAAATCAGCAAGTTGTTTTAGAGCCTGTGTAATAGGTATTTGATTAAAAACAATGTCTGCAATTACGTAGGTACAGTTTGTGTTTACGCAAGTAAAACCTGTAGCAAAGTTGGTACAGAAGTCGTTTATAATATACTGGACCGATTTATTTACATACTCTTGCGACACCAAAATAGAGTCAAGGTCAGCAGAGTAGTCTGAGCAGTCGAGAGTGTATTCGATACCATCTGCACCACTTATTGGATTTTGTGTGAATTGCATGACACGACCACCAAAAACATTGGTGGACCCATCTTGAATTAAAACTGTGTCTAAAATAGCCGGTGTATAACTTTTTGAACCATATTTTTTATAAGTCAAACGAGCGGTATCACGTTGTGTTCCAAGAATTTGATTTACAGAAATATCACTTGCCTTTATTTGACTGGACACATCTGAACCATTTATTTTTACAACTACTGTCATATAGATACTTTTTGATTTAATCTTAACACACGCATTATCTCTGCTCCGACCCTGTCAGCAAGATATTTAACTCCAACTTGATCCGAGATTGTGTTCCCAGTGATGTTTACTATTACGTTACCGCCACCACCCACATTTGAACCCAATGCGTGATTTGGAACGATTGTGCCGTCAGAAGAAGGCACAAAGATTTCAGGACCACGCTCACCTACCAAGTAGGATGTTTTCATTTGCACTGGACCACCCATTTCACGCTTACCACCAAAGTTTGGAACTGAGTAGGTTGTAACCGCACTTGCCGATGCCGTTCTAACAGCAGATATTGCCGATGCAAGAGCAGCGAACGCTTGTATCTCTTGGTTTACTTCATCTTTTGTTTGCTGGATACGTGTTTGACTTGCTGTGATGTAATCGTCTGTTGCTGCCTTTGTAAACTCCGCAATCTTTTTTGTTTTTGCGTTATACAATTCAATCTCTTTTGTTTGTTGTGCTTGTTGGTCGGCTAGTTGTTGTTGAAGTGTAGCAAGTTTGTCATTATATTCTTGAGTTTGTAGGACCTTACGTTTATTGTAATCTTCTACATCTCTTTGAAGTTGAGTAAGAGCCGCACGTCTCTTTGACTCCAAAATTGCCGCTTGATTATCTTTTGTAAAACCTGCAACAGCGTCAAGTCCTGCTTGTTCTGTGTCGAGTTGTTTTTGTAAATCTGCTTTTTTAACGTTGTCGTCTGTGGATGCAATTTGTTTTTTGAGATCAGAAACCTTTTGTTGTGATGCAACAATTTTATCTGCCATACCAGAAGCATCGTCAGTCTGTTGGCGGTTGTATGCAGAGTTTAAATCGTTTATTGCTTTTTGAGTTGTGGCGATTGACTTCTGAATGTCAGTCATTGTTTTTAAATGCTCGTCACTAAGTGTCGCAAGGTCAGTTACCGCCTTTGAAGTCATGTCATTGTAAGCATCTGTCAACAATTTAACTGCATCGGAGTGACTCATTAAATCTTTTACAGCACCTTTTTGTGCATTTGTAATTCCATCAAAGGACCCTTTAATTGTACCTGCTGTACTAGTGTGATTTGCGGCCAGAGATTTTTCAGCTTCGTTTAATGCACTTATTGGATGCATCAAGTCTTGGATAGTTTTTTTCAAACTTCCAAAACTTTCATTAAAGTCGTCAGAGTTAGATTTAAAAATTGCTTTTGCAACATCAATGTTCCCGCTCATTGCCTCTGTCAGCGCATCCCAAGCGTTGATACCATAACCGATTGCGCGACCTGCGAGTCCAATTGCCTGTCCTACTGCCAGAAATCCATTCGTAACTTCAAAGACCACAACTTTCAAAGCTGTGGCGATGTCTTTCATGTTTCCAAGGGTGTTGTCGAATTCATTTGTCTTTCCAATTGCATTTGAAACCGCAACAACAAAACCTTCCCCCACCTGCTGTTGTAATTCAGCGTAGGCTCTTTTAACAACCGCAATACGCCCGGGTATAGTCTGGGCGTATTGTTCGGTGGTTTGAGTCACCTTGCCTTGTATTTGGTTTAGAATGTCCGCAGTAGTGGCCGTATCAGCAAGTTGAATGTTATATTCACGTGCTGCGAATGTTCCACGACCTGCTAGGACCGATGCCAGACGATCTGTGTTTGACTCCAGATCACCAAACCCTGAGGAAGTAAGGTCAGAGGCCAGTTTTGCAAGCTTCAGTCCTTCCTGTAAATCACCACCGGCCAGTTTTGCAAGTTTTGCAGCAGACACTTGTACGTCTTCGCCATCAACACCAAGACTTACCATTCTGTCACCAAACTCCTGCAATATAGGTTGTGCCTTTTGAAAAGACATACCCATACTTTCAACTGTGGCTCTTGTTAGATCTAGTTTTTTCTGTGCGTCTAAAAATTCATTTACACTTTCATGTATGAAGTCCGCAGTCATACGAGCACCTTCTTTTAACAAGTCCCAAGCAGCTACACCTTTCATAACCTCTTTGGCCATGTTTTGGTGTTGACCACTTACCTTGTCTATTTCAGAAGATGCCTTTTCCATTGACTGGCTTGCACCATCAACACCAGATTGCAACTTGGAAACCGCCTCACGTACTTTTTCGAGTTCTTTAGAGGCATCGTCTACTGCCTTTACTACAAATTCTAGTTGTTGGTTATTTGACCCCATATTGTTTATCTAGGGCCCATTTTTCCTGTAAGGCACCAATGAGCCAAGGTGGTTGTCGCACAAATTCGTCATAGGTCCATCCCATTTTGTCGCAAACGATTAGAGCCACAAAGTCGTCAGTTACCTCTGGGTCCTTGCCCATGTATAACCTTTCTAGTTGGTAGCAGAGTTCGTTTTTTTTTCGTTGCCGTCAGTTATAGATTTAACCTTATCATAAAAACTCGCAAAGACAGTCGATGGGTAATTTAAAACAGTTTCTAGAATTACTTTTGAGTCAGTAATTTCATTTAGTTTTACAACTAAAAGTTCGATTGTTTTATCTTGCATCGAAGCATACACGTTTATCATTTCTGTGCCTTGAGCGTTTGCATCTTTTACAGTTGCAAAAACTTTTTCAATCTCTCTTTTTTCAAGTTGAGTCAAATAAGTTTTAAGTGTAAAGATATCGTTTGTGCCTTCTGGAGTAAATGTTATTGTTTCTCTTTGCATAATTTTTTATTTTATTTAATTAGTAAGATGCTTGTAGGTTTGTTGCTTTTACAGAAACCATTAAAGTATCTGAGATTGAATAAACTGCTTTGAAGTTTATTGTTTGGCGAATTACATCACCAACTTTCCAAGGACGAGAGAAGCCTGTAAAAATACATTTTGCAAGGTCAATTGTAAGTTGTGGATTTGCCGCAGTTCCAATTGTTACATCTGTATTTTTAATGTCAATTCTTAATGCTTTAGCTGTGTTACCAGTAAACAATGTTCTGAATGTTGTTTCATCCGAGAATGTTGCATCAATGGTTCCTTCGATTGCAAAAGATTTGTTTAGATAGTCAGTTGGAGTTATGTCACCAAGAGACTGATCGTCTTCCACGTTTGGAGAGATTTTTAATTGTAGTTTTTTAACTGTCACCGCACTTGCTGCACCAAGACCTGCATACGTTGAAGCCATCTTGAATGTAACATGTTGTGGCATAAACCTGTTTTCGTTTGGAGTAGATGGAGTAACCGCACCTTGCACTCCAAGTTTAGCCATATACGCTGCAGCATAACTTATGTATTTACCTGCTTCATAGTTTAACTCCAAAGATTTCAACGCTCCAAGCGCGTAAGAGTAATCTTGTGCGTTTCCAGTTGCAGTTGCATCATCCACATAAAATGATAGCGACTGGTGTTGCACACTTTCGGCTACAGTTATTGTGTGGTCTTTCACGTTTCCAGATGCATCGGCATTTGAGGCCGTTGAAAGTGAACCCAGAGCAGACAACAAAATAAGAGCGAACGATTTATCTGTCACAGGACCTTTAACAGAAATTTCACTCCATTTTTTTGAAATAGACTGACCTGTTCCTTCTTCAATAACCCCCTGTGCTTGGTTATCAATAACACCTTGGACCTTGTCCTCAATGTCGGCTTCATCCCATGCAAGAAAAAAAGTAGGCGACCCGGGAGTAGTTCCACGTGTTGTCTCCTTTGCAATTCCGATGGAGTTTTGACGACCTAATGCTTTTAAAACTGTCATAAATTTTTTTTATAATTTTATTTTTTTGTTGATAACGACTCAGTATCTTCTACGACACTAAGTGGCATACGATTTTTTAAATACAATTTCTCAGCCTCCTCGTGCGAGTTAGCCTCGATTGTATACGCCTGCCACTCTAGTGTAGCAGGAAATACAAATTTTTCTAAGAGAACCTTTGTTGAAACTTTATTAGGAGCTTCGCTTATAATTTTTTTTGTTGTTTGTGTTTCCATAAAATTAAGTATATCACCTTTTTATTATCGCCAACTACCTATTACAGTATATTTTAATGTCAAGACAAAAACAACCAGTAATTTGTCAGGGGAAGGTATTGTGAAATGCTCCACAGTTGCAGGTTGTGCCTGCCCCACAACCGACCCTGAATCGCCTGCACCAAGAAGAGTAGGATCCGAGTCAAATTGCTTTATAATGTCGGCTACAAGGCTCGCTGTGGCGTATTTCTCGGTGATATTGTTACCATTACGCACTATGGGAATATCAAAGCGAACATTAAACATATTCTCGTGTGACGTGTCAAAAGCCACTTGTTCGATTGCCGGAGCTTGCAAAACGGCCGCTGGGTCCTTTGCAAAATCATATACGAGCAAGTCAATAGTACCTTCGTCAGTAATAAAAGAACCTAGAATGTTGTTGTCTACCAACGTTTGCAGGTTGTCAGCAACTTTGGTGCAAATTGTTTTTAAATCTATTGGTTTCATAATTTTGTAGTTATACCTCTTATTGTTAATCTAAGAGCATCATCAAACACTTTGTTAATATCACCCTGTGCCGCTTTTATAATTCTCGGCATAAACCTGTTTGGAGCAGTCCCCGGGTGGTGGACCACTAAATTTTTTCTACCCCACGCATTTTGTATTACGTGTGGTGCGGTTCCTTCATGAACCATTATCGCATACTTTACTGTAGGACCTATTGCACCAATTAAATTGTCAACACTTGCACGTCTGAGTCCCAGATCAAAAGACAACTGCAACATACCTGTACGTTGCGCACGTGGAGTTTTGAATTGCATGATTGAGTCGACTGCTGCGGTCCTAGACAAAAAGGCCAAGGATGCATTTATGGCCTGTGAAAAATACTTTTTAAAGTTGTCAGGGTATTGTTTAAATGCATCCGACAACTTATCTCTATTTATTGTTTCAATTTGGAAAGTTGTCATATTGTTTTAGAAAAATCTAGGTGACGCAGAGTAGGTAAGTAACAACTCTTTGTCGATAGGGTCTATTTCTTTATCCCACGATGTTGTTGAGCCTTGCAGTCCCTCACTAAGTTTACCTGCATTTTTTCTACGAGTAAATTGTCTACAAACTAAATCGTCAGCAAGCATTGTAAGGTCACCCGGAAGAGTATGTTTTGTATTGTCTGTTTGATTTTCCCAGTCGATTAAATAGCCTGCCCAGTAAGTTGCACGAATAGAGTTGTTTACAAAATTACCAATACCAAATGGACCATACACGCGCATGATACCACTTTGACCATCTTCCAATACTTCAAATTGGTCAGGTATAAAATCGGTCCAACTAGGATTTGAAGGAAGACCAGAGCGATATTGGAATTCTATAACACCAATGACTGCTATGAAAGCAGTTGATGTCGATGCGGTTGCATTTTGATTTATTGTAACGCTTGTAGAGTCGCAGGACACAACCTTGGACCCACTAGGTATCCCATCACCAACAACCATCATACCCACTTTAACTCCATTTGTATTCGCTACATTGGAAATAGTGGGTGAGCCATTTACTGTCGTTACGTCTATCAACTTAAGTGTAAAAACAGGAGCGTTATTTAAAAGTAAATAGTTCTGTTTGTTTCCATATGTTGAGTAAACTTCTTTTGTGTATTTTTGATACAAAAAGTTTCTGTTTGTTACTGACTGGATGTAATCACTTACAGATTTTATGTAACGATCTAGTATTGGATCGTGCGAGTTGTCTGTAATTCCCAATCTTTCTTTTACACGCTCACGATTTGTTAGAGCGTAGTCTGGTATATTTTTACCTTGTGTCATAAAATTTTTTAGTTGGGGTTATCCCCACTTCCACACACCATTGCTGATGTGTGGCCTGTGGAGATTTAATCTTTCGATTAAACGTTTGCTACAGGATTTTGGAATGCTCTACCAAGTTGAACAGATGCTGCAACGAGAGCCTTAGGAGTTGATCCACCTGTAAGAGCAGGTGTAACAACAATTTTAAGGTATCTCTTGCATGATGTTCCAAGTCCTTCAACCGCTACAGTAGCCGCCTTTGAGTCAGCAGTTATCTGTGTGATTGTAGCACCAGAAACGTCAACATATGAACCACCAGAAGTATCACACTCTTGGATTTTAGCATCAACTGTATAAGATGATGGTGAACCGGTAGCTGCACCGTTTTGAACAGTGAACATTGCGGTGTTGAATCCAAAGGTGTCAATGACAATACCAGTTTGAGCAGATGAAGCCGATACCGGATCCAACGCTCTACTTGATAGTACTGAATCTCTTAATGAACGCATACATTTTTCGAGTTTACACGACTACCTTGACAGGTACCTTCCCCTCGACTTAAGCCTCGCGCGGTCGCGCGTGGGGGTCCGGTGTATGTATCGTGTAATTAGTT